TCAGCAACACTCACCTACGACAACATCGTTTGGGAAGTCACCTACGAATGGGAAGACGCTCAAACCGAGACGGACATTGACCCGCCCATCCCCGCAATGGCAACCATTGACCAAATCTACGTCAACGGCGTTGAACTCTACGAACACATTAGCGTTCACACCATCTACGCTTTAGAAGCAATGATTGTGGAGTCACACGAATGAAAAACATTGCCACCGCTTTTCTGTTCGCCGCCCTTGTTGGGCTTCCCTTTGTACTTTACTTTTGGAGAATGTAATGAAAGGTTTAATTGCTCACTACATGGAACTCATGGGGCAAGTGGAATTTTGCCCGTACTGCATGGAAGAAAAAGACGGCAAACATTCTTGCTGCCAAGAAAACCACTTTGTTCCGTTCTCGGACTTGGACACCGATTCACAATTAGAAATCATTAAAGAGGAATTAGTATGAAAAACATCGCAACCGCCTTGGTTAAAGCACAAAAGGCTTTTGGGCCAGCCCTCAAGTCATCCACCAACCCGCACTTTAGAAGCAATTACGCCGACCTTGCAGCCTGTGTGGAAGCGGTTATTGACGGGTTAAACGGCGCAGGAATAGCACTTATCCAGCGCACCAGCGAAGACATGACAGGCGTGACTGTTGAAACCGTGTTTATTCACGAATCAGGAGAAATACTGGAATGCGGCAAGTTGCACGTCCCTGCATCTAAACAAGACCCACAGGGCTACGGCTCGGCATTAACTTACGCTAGGCGGTACAGCTTGATGGCAGCGTGTGGCATTGCACCGGAAGATGACGATGGCAATGCAGCCACCAAAGCCCCCGCAGTGTCAGCAGCCACGGTCAAAGCCTTGGTTGCCGACATTGCAGCCTGTAGCAATGAAGACGAATTGAAAGCAGCATATTTTGAGGCAATCAAAGTCGCTGGCAACGACCAAGCCGCCAAGACCGCCATTATTAAAGCCAAAGACGCAAAGAAAGGGGAATTGTTATAAACAAGGGTATTTTGTATGATACGATATTGCCATGATTACAAAAATTGACCTTAATAATTTGTTTGACGTTTATCCAAATGAAGGAAAGTTTGTTTGGAAAAACGTATCAAAACACCACAAACGTTTAAATGGGCAAGAAGCAGGATGCCCATGTGCAACACACAATAAAAAACTTTATTGGACTATAAAAATAAACAATACACGATACAAACGTGGTCGATTAATGTTTTTGTATGTTTATGGAAAATTTCCAAATCCTTGCATTGACCACATAAATGGCAACTCAATTGATGACAGGATTGAAAATCTTAGAGAAGCAACAGTTCTTGAAAACGCATGGAATCATAAAAATAGAAAAAGAAAAATTGATTTGCCAATGGGAGTAAGAAACATGGCAAACGGAAAATTCCAAGCAAGGATTAGTTACAAAGGAAAACAATTGCATCTTGGAGTTTTTGAAACACCAAATGAAGCAAAAGTAATTTATGAAACAAAACGAAAGGAACTTTATGGAAAATTTGCTTGAAATTACGCAGGGAAGTAGCGACTGGTTTGCGGCTCGACTAGGCAAAGTGACCGCCAGCCGGGTTGCCGACCTGATGGCAAAGACCAAAACGGGTTACTCAGCCAGCCGAGAAAACTACATGGCGCAACTAGTAGTCGAAAGGCTGACCAACACTAAAGCCGAATCGTTTTCCAGCACCTCTATGCAATGGGGTACAGACCAAGAGCCTTTTGCCCGTGCAGCATACGAGGCCGCACAGGGCGTTTTAGTCGAAGAAGTAGGGTTTGTACCTCACCCACGGATTGAGTGGGCTGGTGCGTCTCCTGATGGCTTGGTGGGGCTGTTTGGTATGTGCGAGATTAAATGCCCCAACACGGCAACCATGATTGATACGCTACTGACAGAAAAAGTGCCAGCCAAGTATTTTGCACAGATGCAAATGCAAATGGCTTGCACAGACCGAGCATGGTGTGACTATGTGGTGTTTGACCCACGGATGCCAGCAAAGGCGCAATTGTTTATCAAGCGTGTCGAACGTGATGAGGTTTTCATTGCCGAAATGGAAGCCGAAATCATTAAATTCTTGGGCGAAGTTACCGTCCAAGTGGAAAAACTTAACTCAATCATCGAAAGCAAATAATGTCAAAACTTAAAAAAGAAGTGTCCTGCATCATCGGGACATACACAAACGCCCAAGGCCAAAGCAAAAACCGCTACCAGCGCATTGGCTCTATCATTGAAACCAAGAATGGGGAAATGCTAAAGATTGACGTTATCCCGCTTAAAGAAGGCGGTTGGGACGGTTGGGCGTACCTTAACGACCCAAAACCGCAGGAAAACTCGCCCCGCCAGCCAAAAGGCAGCGGATTTTCTGACATGGATTCTGATATTCCATTCTAAAAAAAGGGCGGTGCAAAATGTTTAGAGCAAGAAACACCGACCCCGCAACTAGTTGGCTGGCTGCGAATTCCGCTAAAGAACTGGCAAAGCATCACGCCACAATTATTGTGGATTGCCTACGCAAGAACGGCAAACTAGGCAAAGATGGCATTGCAAACATTACAGGGCTGGATTCCAACCAAGTCGCAAGACGGGTAAAAGAGATTGAACGTGACGGCTTGATTTGTTTAACAGGTCAGACAGTACGCAGTAACTCAAACCGACAGGAACAAGAATGGCAAATCACACCAATACAATTGACGCTGATTTGAAAACACCTACCGTAATTTAGGAGACAACACCGTGAGCAAAATAAGAATTCAACTTGTAGAAGACGAACAAGAAACCCCGTCTACATGGGAATGGATGTGGAGTGGCTTGATGACGTTCGCTAAGTGTGTGGGCATCGTTGTAACCGTCTGCTTCGCCATTGGCTACTTCAGTGATAGCAAGGCACAGTCTAAGCAATGCGAACCAACCAAAAAAGTTTTAGCAAGGAGCATATTCAAATGAACCTAGTAAAACAAGCGTGGACATGGCTTAAAACCGAATTGACTATGCCAACACCCGAAGAACTTATTGCCGAGGAGTTGGTAAACGCACGGCGTGAGAAGTTGCGCCACCAATCAAGCATGGAATATCAGACTGCCCTTGTCTCTTACAACGTAGCAAGAATTAAACGCCTTGAGGCATTGACTGCTAAGACGGAGGTGGTGGAATGAAACTAGCAGCAGGAAACCCAAACCTCATGCGTGAAAACCGCACAGCCACACTAGGCGCATTTGCACGGCCTGAGAAAACAACCTATAAATACGGTCAAAGCGGCGGTTATGTGCCGATGGTGCGAACGCCTGACATGGCTACACCAAGGACGTTTAACCACATGAAAGACGGGCAATTGTATGTACCCGACAATTCACCTCCCGCCCGTGCTGGCGCTACCGATGCGCTGCAAATCCAAAGTAAAGGTTTCAAAACGTAATGCTGTCCGACAAAGAACAAAAGCACATTCTTGGCTTGGCTAATAAACTTGCCAAAGTTTATTATGAAGACAAAATCACTGCCAAACGATTAAATCAGCGGTTTTTAAGTAAAACTAGGTCAATCCAACAAGTGCAAAATGAATTGCAAGAATACTTAAAGGAAGCAGGGTGAGTGATTTACCAAATTTTCCCGCATGGTCTAACGAAAACCTTGCCCAGTTTGCAACTGAGGCTTATCGCAAAATGCAGCAGCAGCAAGAAACCATTGAGCAGTTGCAGGGCGACTTTAAGGACGCAATGTGCGAACTACGCAAATTTATGGAACAAGGCAAATGACCCGAACGGGAAAGTCAAGCCAAAAACTAGCACGGTCATGCCAATAATGTCCCGAACAGGACAGTGACCCAATTTGAGTAACAAAATACTCAAACTGGGTGTGTATATACAATTTTGTATATCTTAGTGATACACCGACAAATTAGTCTGTTTCTAAGTCAGTTTCTAAATCAGTCTCTACTTCTTCGTCTTCTTCTTCGTCAATAACGGCAACGTAATCTACTGCCCATCCGTTTTCCAT